ATGGAGTCCAAGCAGCGTCAGCAGCAACTTGCCTCCGATGCATTTGCAAGGGAAGCAGGAGCTGTCGCTACTCAACAACAAGCTGCAACTGGAATGGCCGGACTTGGTCTTGGTCGCCGGTTTGGTTGATTTAAACTAAAAACACTGAAAGAGTAACCATGGGTGGATCCAAGCCAAAACCGCCACCGCCGCCGAGCATTATTTACGCACCTGCGCCTCCCCCGCCGGTCGTAACTCAGGCACCTACACAGTCAGTAGCGACCCAGACTGCTTTGAATGAAGTTAGTGGTAAGCAAACCCGACTGAATATGGAGCTTGGTGCTCAATTAGACCGTACCAACGCTGAGTTCTTTGCTGGTCAGGACATTCGTCGCGGCCAAGCACAGGCAGCTGAGCAACGTCTGACTCAGAAGCAAGCGGCAGACCTCGAAACCGGCCTTACGCGTGTGCGTGGTCAGGAAGACCGAGCTAGCACTGTTGAGACTGGCGAACAGTATCGCAAAGGTCTTCAGACTGCTGGTGAGGAAACCCGGAAGACGACCCGCGTTGAAGGCGAAGAAACCAGAACCACTGACTTGCAAAGGGAGATGTTCCGGCGCTATAAAGAGAACAGGGATTACGAGCAGGCTCAGCGCCAATATCGAGCATGATTGATTGGATTCACTCTCTTACCGACAAAGACCGTGAATCCTTTCTAGCTTTCTGTAAACGAGCAGGAACTCCAATCCAGATCTACCTATACGCCCGTTTCTTGGGTTTCACTGGGTCCATCGTCGAAGCAGATGAATGGTCACAGAAGGAATTCAAGAAGCGGGATTTTGCTGGCGTGTTGGAGATGGAGATTGACGCCATGACCATGGACATCTCGAAGTTACGGGATGCAATCGACATGGGCATGGTAAAGCAAGACATGGGTGCATCACGTATTGCGATGATGCAGAAAGAATTGCGTGGCACCATCAAGCAATTGAATGATGAGAAGGTGTTGCTGGATAAGCAAGGTTTGATCCTTGCTGGTGCCGATCGTGCCCTTCGGGAGATGTTAACGATCTTCCGTGATGACCCTATTGAAGGTCCACTTCAAGAGGCATCAATGGGCGTCTGGACAAAGATTTTGCAAGAAGAATCATAAGATTCCTGCGCTAAGCTTTACGCATGGCAGGAACAAGTATTTATAGCGTCTATCGACGCACTGCAAGGGCTGCAGCACAACAACGTGTTGTAAAGAAGTCATCGAATATTGATGTAGAACGTGCAAGAAAAGATTTTGCTTATTTTTGTGATGTAGTCGGAGATAAACCACCAGCAACGCACCATAAGGAATGGCATAAATATCTCTGTACGGGTGAGGACTCTGAATGTTTGCTTGGTATTGGCGGACCCAATATCGACATCCTGGCGCCACGCGGTAGTGCTAAGTCCACGATCCTTGGCTTGTACACAGCTTGGGCTGTTGGTGTGCATGCACTGGCGAAGAAACCTTTGAAAATCCTCTACATCTCCTACACGGTTGATGTGGCACGACCCAAAAGTGCAGCAATCAAAAGGATCATTGAGGAAAGTAAGAACTACAAAGAGATCTTCCCCACTGTAAAGATCGCTAAGGGGATCAACTCGAACGAATATTGGAGCATTGATTGGAAATTTGCCGGGATCAAATCAACCGGTGAAGAAGAGTTCACGGTGTGTTGTGCAGGTCTCAAAGGTGCTGTGACCTCTAAGCGTTCACACCTTTGTATTATTGATGACGCCATCAAAAGTGCGGATGATATCAAGAACCGAGATATCCGTCAGGCAATGGAAGATAACTGGAACTCAGTTATTGTTCCGACCATGTTTGAAGGCGGACGTGCGATTTGCTTAGGAACCCGCTTCCGCCATGATGATATCCATAATTCAACGTTCGTCCCTGCCAATGATTGGGTACAAATCGTCCAATCTGCAATTTCCGTCGACGAAAACGGAGACGAACAATCATATTGGCCTGAGATGTGGTCTCTTGACTACCTCCGCGACCGGCGGCGCCAAGCGCCAATCGCCTTTAGTTTTCAGTACCAAAATCAAGTCGTACAAACGAGCGAGCTATCGCTCTCTCCTGAACTAATCGTCAAAGGTAACATCGCCACTCAGTTTGATTGTTTGGGAGTCGGTGTTGACCTTTCTGCAGGTGTTCGGGAACGAAACGACTATACGGTCTTCGTGATGGGAGGGCGAGTGGGAGGGAAGATACACATCATTGATTGTAAGCGACTGAGGATTATGGGAAACCTTGAAAAACTAGAAGCAATAATGGAAATGATGGAAGAATGGGGTGTGGTGCATAAAGAAAGAGATCAATATTTCCCTACTGGAAGCAGTGTTGAGATTTGGTCAGAAGCAGTTGCATACCAGGCATCCCTGGAAGCTGACTTCAAGCGTATCTGCCTGGGTGAACACGGTCTTTATAACCTTCACTGGCATCCAGTCAAAGGATTCCGTGGAGATAAAGTTGCTCGTTTCCGAGGGATCATGGGTCTTTTCGAACAACGCAAGATCATCTTCAACAAGTACCGCAAGTTCCAGGCATTGACTGATGAGATCGTCAACTTCGGTGTGAGTTCACACGATGACTGTGTTGACGCTTTAGTGTGGCTATGCAATGGACTAATGACACGAGGAAAACTAGAGTTAGAGTATTGACGATTTAAACTATAGATATTCACACGCGATGTCTCCCAGTTATTTCAAGGTCGAACTCGAGCAAGATGCTTACGGTTCTGCCATCCTGCCGCTTCCTGACGAGTTGTGTCATGACATGGCTTTACAACCAAACGAACGTTTTGATGTAGAAGTCGACGATGGCACAATCATTTTCAAACGGTTAGAAGCTGGGTACGATATTGATCAATAGACCTCTTAACAAGAATGGGCGATAGTGCTAAATCACAGCTTGACTCTATCCTTAAGTCGGTAGTTTCACGCGAAGGTACAGGCCCTGCGGACACCATGCTGGTGAACGCCCACCTGTCCCAAATGAAAATGTTTGGGATCCGCCAGGGTGTGGAGTTCTATCCCATGCAGGATAACTTCGGGACCCAGCGGTATGACTTCATTCAACAAGTCATTAAATTCAATAAACTCGACGCACGTTTAGATTCAATCTGGGATAGGTTCCTTGCTTACGGTAAAGGACTCTTTTATATCAGGCCAACGCAAAAAACTTATAGGATTTATTGGTTTGATAGAGATGCTTACCGGACCTACTACTCACCAGAAGGCGACTTAGAAGAAGTCATCATCATCTACGGCTATAAGGTCAAATCATCGCGTGGATTCCAGGGCGTAGGACTCAATACGGACAAGCGGTACATGCGGTTGAGGATTACCGCAGATTCGATTGAGGAGTACCACAGCGAGCAGGAGATCAGCTTTGATAATCCTGCAATGGACTTCCCCTTCACCGAGAAGAAGGTGGTGAAGAACACCATGGAGTTCATTCCATGTGTTGAGGTGTTCAACAACCCCGATGCCTTCGGAACTGATGGTAGCGGTGAATTTGAGTGGCTTGCTAACCAGATCGTTGCTCACGACGAGATGGTGAAGAACATCAGGGCAAACCTTTCGTTCTTTGGTAATCCAACGCTTCTCTCGTCTCGTCCCAAGCAAGACATTGTCGAGTTTGATCAGAAGGATCCGGGACAGCGCCCGAGCATCTCAAGTCAATCAGGCTTCGAGTCTGAATTCTTCCTCTCGAGCTCGACCTTTAAGCAAGACAACGTAACTCGTCAGTCTCCTGGCTATACGGGCCGCCCTGGATCGGGCATGCGTGTTCCACGTGTGATTGCAAACCTTGAGCCAACCGATCGTGTCGGCTTCATCACTCCTAATGCAGTCAGCACGGACCAGGCACGTTATGCAGAGCAGCTTCGAAGCGAAATTCGTCTTGCCTTAGGTGGTATTGACGACCTGAGCATTACTAATGTCACCGCGACTGAAGTTAAGTCAGCGTATGGACGTGTCAGTGCCACCGCTAAGAAGAAGTGCCTTCAGCTTTATACGTACGGCGTCTGTCGTTGCCTTGAGTTGATCATCTTCCAAGAAGAACAGATTTTCCGTAAGTCACTGGCTTACGAGAGTGGTATCAAATACCCCGAACTCCCTGAAGAACCCGACGAAAAAGATCTCGAAAAGTACGAAAAAGCAAAGGCTCGCTACGAGAAGAAACTCCAAGCCGCAATTGATAAAGCAATTGAAGAGCAGGACGTCCCTCCCGGCGTCCTTGGCTTAGCGCCAGACGGTGATAGAACTGTCGAATGGCGTTGGCTTGGGCCTGTGTATGAAGATACAACACAGGATAAACTCAACCAGTCTATTTTCACCAGAAACTTGCAAGAGTTAGGTGTTGATAGCATTGAAGCA